ATTTCAGATGAATTATTTTGGTTAAACAATAACCATTTTGCCATTCTTGAAGCCTGTCCTCTTGATGTTGTGGCAAAGCTTTTTATAGTCTGTGTCTTTATTCCATACCTTGACTGTGCTGTTGTGTCATCTACTGTTTCATAATCAATAGCTTGAGTTGTCATATCAAAGAAGCCTACATTTATCTTTGTAAACTTAGCCTTTTGACTTTGATTGCTATATGAAAACCCACCTTCAGTTACGTTAGAGATATTAAACGTATAGACAGGATCAGATGGTCTATCCTGTGAAATTGTGATACTACCAGCTTCATAGAAAGCCTGTACTCTCATTACAGAACAAAGATCTTGTATTAATTCAAAGGCTTCTTTCTGATTATTAATATTTACATTACAACTAAATCTAGCTTCAGTAGTATTATTTCCAGATCCATCATCAATCTGTGTTGAGTTATATTCAGATGCAGAGTAAAAAGCAAATTTATCTATCGCTGTCTCTGGAATGGACGCTCCGTAGCGGGTGTTGGTTAGGACATCATATAAAACCCATGCTGGATCGTTTGTAAACTCCTTATCTGTTTTTAACGTGCCATTAAAACTACCACTGAAAGATAAGCTGCCATCAGACCTTACAGTTGCATTATGTGGTATTTTTACTTTTATTCCTCTTATTCTGTATGTTCTTGTTGGTATTGATCTGAATGTTTCAGCATTAAAACGTAAGCCAACATGTGCGATATCAACATAAGCTCTCTGTTCTGCTGTTATCTCTGTAAATGATGACCAACTAAATTTATTCTGTAAATTAGTATCAGTAGAATCATTCGTAACTCTGGTCACAGTAGCGGTTATTGGATAGCTGAGATTTGATAAACCTTTAATAATATAATCTCTAAAATACTGTGTATTAGTCTTACCAATTACAGCACCTTTTGTTCCTTTAATGACTCTATGTTCTGTACCATTATTTTCTGTAATTTTTATAGATAAATTGACCTGTGTACCATTTGTAGATCCATCATCTGTATTAAATTTTTGTAATGAAGGGAATACAATAGTAATTCTTAATTTATCTATCTGATTTGAAATTGACCTTGATACTGGAGTTGCTTTTGTTACTTCAACACCGACAGCCGTTTCAGATTCTATTTCATTGATAGTATCTAATGCAGTTTGATTAGATGTACCAAATCTAGGTTCAAAACTTATATCCTCTCTTGTAAAATTAAAATCACCTTCAGTAAGATTATTTATATCTGCTGATTCTTTAAGTACCTGCGTTCCATTTAGAAAAACATCTTTAAGTGCAGCAATATTATATTTATCAGTTCCCTGCGTAAGACCTGCTTCTAATGGTGAATGAAAACCAGCTATCTCTCCTTCTGATAAAACATCTATAAGCTCATTTGATTGTTTACTGGATAGTAAGGAATCTGTAGTAGTTTGTATGCCATCAACATCACCTGCTGTTATGTTTGCACTATTCTGTTTTGTAAAAGTGGCATCACCTGTTGTAGAAACAGAGGTGCTACTTGCAACCTTAAATTCTGTTGAGGAAGTGACAGAAGTTACAGTTACATTCTCTGTTGTAGCAGAACCAGATGTTATGTTTAGGTCAACAACATCACCAACAGCTAATGTTTCCGCACCACTGTGAGTGACAGTAATAGTATTAGTTGATTGAGAATACGTTCCAGCTAAAGGAACATCTTCTTTATAGAAACTAACTACTTCGGCTGATTCTGTAGCAGAAGTTGTACGAGTGACAGTAAAAACAGTTGATGAAGTAACTGAAGCTACTGTTAATTCTTCTCTGACTTCAGTAAATTCTGAACCAACATTAAGTATTACATTTAAAACATCACCTACATTTATTGTCTCACTACCATCATGTGTAATTGTTACTGTTGTTCCTGACTGACTGTAACTACCAGTTTCTACAGTGATACCTTCTATTTCAACTAACTTTCCAGCAGCATCAAATACAACATTATTACCTAATGAGCTATTACCAAATTCTTTTAAATAGTTATCTAATTGTTGATCTGTAAGGTCACCAAAATAATGAGCTTGAAATGGATCAAAGCTAATAAAATTAGGATCAAACGGATCAAAATCTGACATTAAACAGAAACCTCAATTTGGTCTGTATCAATTCCATTTGATACATTTATACTTCCGACAAAGATTTCTCCATATACCAAAGGAAGTGCAACACCAGCACGACTAACGTTTGTGACCCCACTAAATGCAAAGTTAACAGTGGCATCTTCTGGTTCTAAAGATGACATCGGTTTAGGCTTTGGTGTTAGATAATTTGTGACATCTTGAAGAACTAATCCAAGTCCAAGATTTAAAGCAACTGAACCTAAAAAAGTTTTAAATCCAAGTGCTTTTGCACCACCAATTAAAGCAGCACCTAACAACGCAAAAAAGAAACCACCTTCTACCACAGGTATAATCTTAATTTCATCTTTTATTGGATTTAATAAATCATTTTCTGTAGCATCATATTCACCCATATCCACTCTATAATATTTATCCATCATGTATGTTTCTAACTCTGGGTGATTACAACGAAGAAAACGCATCACTTCAACAGTATTTTTAACTTCTGCTTTCTGTTCTTTCCATCCTACAAAATCTGCCAGATCTCCATATAATTTTACTGTCTTAAGCATGGATCTCTCTGTAATGTTT